TTTTTAAAACTTCTTTAGGAACTACCACCTTTGTTACATCTGGCGGTAATTCAATTAAAGGTTCTTTTACGTTAACCTTTACTATTTCAGGTTTTTTTTCTACTAATTTTTTAGGTGTTTTACTTTTAGTTTTAATTTTAAAGTCACCTTCCTGTTTAACAGGTTCGTTTGTTTTTACTTCTGACATAATATAATATAATTAAATAATTAATAAAATTACACAGATGGCATCATACCTGCTGCGTTTTGTTGTTCAAAGTCTATTGGTAATAAATCATTTTTTCTTTGATTTATCATTGCACTCTGTTGCGTACCTTCCATTTTTATACGCTTGTCTTTACGGTTTTCTATTTCTTTTTCTTTCATACCAACTGCTTGCATCTCCATTTGTTTTATTGTCACATCAAATTGATGTTGCATTTGCATTTTTTGTTGTTCTAATTGAGCAGCAGTTTGCATACGTTGTATTTCCATTTGTGATTTAGCTTGCTCTAACTGTACTTTAGAACCACTAATAGCTTCTTGTTTTTGAACTTCAGATAAAGCTATTTTTTCAGCCGCATCAGCTTGCGCTTGACCTTGAGCTGCTATATTAGCTTGTTGATTAGCTTGGTCTTGTTTAGCTTTTGCTTTACGTTTTATTTTAAGCATTTGATTAGCTAACTTAAGATTTTTAATTTGTCTTAAATCTATAGCGTCTTCTAAATCAATACCTCCTTTTTGTAAAGCAACTTGTATATTTTGCTCTAATTGAGCTTGCTCTTCTTCATCTGGTTCTAGTTCTAAATAAATACCAAAATCATGAAGATTTAAATTTATTACTTCTTCTAAAGTTCTTATATTAAAAGTAGATATTGAATTTTGTAAAGAATTTTTAGTTAAAGGAAATTGCAAAGCATCACCTATTTTTAAAGCTACATTTTCAGATAATCTTAATGTTAAATATAAGCTAGACTGTTTTATATGTCTAGTAGCTACATTTGAAGCATTAGCTGCCATTTTTTGTAAACCAACTAATGTTTGTTTATCTGGCGTACTACCATCTCTTGCTTCGTTTAATCCTGTTACATCACGTATCATTTGTAAGTAATACTGATAAGTCTGTATAAGACTTTGTATTTTACCTTGACCGCTAGAACTATTTAATTCTTGTATTGGAACTTTACCAGAGTTCATATCACCATCTTGAGTAAGAGATCTACCAACTATAGAACCAGTTTGGAAATACATGTTTAAAGCTTCAGCAGCATTATAATTAGTTCCATTACCTAAATCAACTTCAGCTAAACCGTCCATGTCTAAATAAACACCATCTGGTACTACTCTAGATATAACTTGTTGTAATTTTAAATGCGTTAACTGAATCATATCAGCAAAACCCATACATTTGCTAACAATAGACTCTATTCTACCTTTATACATTCTAGGTGCTACAATGCTGTAATTCATTTCTACTTTAGTAGTATCAGCAAATGGCCTTGTCATGTTTTCTGCAAGTTCCCATTTAAGCATTTTGTTATTTCCTAGTACTTTTGCTCCTGAGTATAAAACCTCTATTGATCTTGAAACTCTTTCGAAACCATCGTTTGGTGGAGGATTAAATGAATCATCTTTTTCTAAAGCTTTCATTAAACCTTGGTCTGTTTGTTTGATTTTAAAAACTTGATTATGATATGTCTTATAATCAAAATATAAAACCTGAACAGTGTTTTCATCGTAATTACCCCAACCAGATATGTATTGGCTATTGCCTGGCATTTTTTGTATTTCTTCTAACTCTTTTTCAGATATATCTGGAAACTCTTTTTTAAGTTCAGGTATTGTTATAGATTTAACTTCACCTACATAATATATATCTTCAAAGTTAGGATCTTCAGTATATGAATAAACCATATAAGCAGGATCTACATAATCAATTGTTATACCTTCTGCTGTATTAAAACTTGTTTTAGCAGCTGCAATACCTAGAACTGTTAAGTCCATGTTTATTCTACGCCTAGTTAAGTCATACTTGTTTTGAGCTAATATAGATGATATAGCTTCTTCTTCTGCTATTTCAATACTTTGCTTATATGACAATTGCATATGAAGCTCTAATTCTTCTTCAGACTCTGGTAGAATACTTAAATCAGGGCTTTGGTATAAATCTAAACCAAGTTGACTTTTTAATTTTTCAAGATATTCTTTAGACATCATATCTTCATGTATTCTTGAAGCGTACTTAGTTCTTTTTCTTATTGACTCAGGATCTTGAGCATATGCTTTTATATCATAGCTTTTTTGTGATATACCATTAACAACGATATCAACAAATTTAGAAAGTATAGGAACTGGTTTCCAGTCTAAATTAAGATAAGACAGATCACCATTAATAGATAACTCATCTTTATATTTTTGTGGTGATTGTTCACCTCTAGCATATAATCTTAATTGGTGAAAATTATTCCAATTAGTTAAATATCTATTACCATTAGTTCTACCTTGGTCAAACCATTCATTTTCTATTGCTTGACCAACTTGACTTCCGTATTCTAAGCTAGCTTTTTCAGCATCACTGACTACTTGACTAGGAAAGGCGCTATTGGTGTTTGTATATATATTCATTTAACTTATAATTTTTGATGTATATCCTTTATTATTGTATCTTTTAATGCCTAATTCAATTTTTTTAAATTCTCTTTTAACAGATGGCGCGTATCTATGTTTGTTACAAGCCATTAAAGCAAGTCCTGAACTTATAGAGGCATCATGAGTGGTTCTATTATTTATATTAAATCTAGCCCAATCTTCTAATGTTCTTTGAAAATATATGTCTCCATATCCTGTTTCTTTTAATCCTACAAAATCTTCTATGTATGTTTCAATTGCAGAAGCGTGTGCTTGTTTTATATCTTCGCTTGAGTTAGGTATACCACCTATTTCTTTTTCAGTAACTGATAGTTTATTATATTTTTTATCTGGTCTATTCATAGCAAAACCTCTATAACCTCTTCTTTTAAAATAATATAATAATCTAGGTTTATTGTTTTCTGCTAATATTGGCATGCCATAAAACACACAAGCCATAAGCACGTCTTCGAAAAATATTTCAGCAGTTTGTGGACGAGATATATACTCTAAAAAGAAATGATTTGGAGGTGCGTCTTCCATGCTAAATTTGGTTAATCCATGTAATGATCCATTAGAACCTCTTCTGTCAACTGTACCTGATATATCATATGGATCACATCCAAAAGCGCCCATATGTTCGTTACCTGGATAATATATACCATTTTTTAAAACAACTCTATTTTGTATATGTATTGGTGGTACCCATGAAACTAAAAACCTACCACTATTGTTTGGTACAAATATAACTTTACTATTTTTATCACCGTTTTCCCATTGAAAACCTCCTTTTGTTACGCTAATAGAATTTTTTAAATCCTCGTTAAAATCTATTTGTTGATAAATCTTAGTTAGATTAAATAAAGATTCTTTTGATTCATCTCTAAAAGCATGTTTAGTAGTACGTGGAAATTGTCTATAAAATTCATTTAATCCGTCTTGGTCATTTTTTAATCCTTCTACTTCGTTATCCCAGTATTCAATAACCCCGATCTTAATTGGTATTCCATGAGGTCCAAACACTTGTTTTGATGGTGTTTCGAAGACAGGATACCCATAAGAATCAATGTATCCTTCGTAATTCCATTCCATAGGTATGAACAAAGAATAGAGTCCTGAACGTGTTTGTCCATTAGCGTTTCTTTTTGTAACATCTGAGTCATCATATAATTTTTTAAAATTTCTACCACCTTTATCTAAAGCGTTTGATGTTGAACCCATCATACACTTACCAATAATTCTAGAACCTAATCTAAGTGTAGTTTTAGTAACACGCCAATTGTTTTGTATATCATTAGGTCTTTCCCATTTACCTGATTCATCATGTACTAGTAATCTTAATTTTTCACCATCATAAGCATTGTCACCAGTATTTTTCCAATCAATAGTTGTATCAAGACCTGTAAGATCTTCTTGCTTTTCTGTAGATATTATAGATCTTCTTGTAAACTTGGAAGCTGGCACACGATATGCTAACTCTGTTTTAGGTCGATCCATACCATCTTGAATTGGTTTGAAAAAGAAAGGATAATTGACTGATATAGGTACAACTTTATCTGTAAACATTTTTTTAGCATCAGCACCTGACTTTGATAATATACCAAAACGTGCATCAGTAGATATTGTAGCCATGTTAACGGTTTCACCTGACGCCATAAAAGAAAAACCAGAACGTCTATTTTTTAAATAACACATGCCATAACTTCTGTAGTCTGCTTTGCAAGCCTCCCAAAATATAAAAAATAATCTATTTGATTCACGAAAATCTGGTTGGCCAACATCAATTTTTGACCATTGTAAATACATGTAATGTGTACCAGTTATAAATATAGGTTTATCTTTGTTTATATACCAAAAACCTTCTTCACGTCTTTTAAACTCTAAATCAATATAGTCATACCATTTTTCTTTAAAGTCATCTGGATATTCTCTCCAGTCAAATACTGTTTTTATTTTACTTAATACTTTAGGATAATCAAATCTAGTCCATTTGTTTTCTTCAAACTCATGAACATCAGCTTCTAGCGGTAAGGCTATTTTAAGGTTTTGTATTTCGTAAATATTACCGATTTGTCCAGTCTTAGATATAATAACCATATCATGGTCTTCATTATATCCATATTCCCATTTTTTATACCTATTCATTCGTTTAAGAACTTTAGGTTTTACATGGTCTTTTATTATTTTATATAAAGTTTGCTTATACATTACTTAGACCTTCCTTCAGCAAAACCACGAAACGTAGTTTCTTTTTTTGTTTCTTTAGGCTTTTCTTCTAGCATATTTTTTTCTTCTTCAATACGATTAAGTATTTCAAAGCAATCAAATATAGCTAGCTTTTTAGTAGCCGCGGCATTTTTAAGTCTATCAGCTGATATGTCATCGTCTGAATCTACTATAGGTTCTTTTGCGACCTTAATTAATTCTTCAACTGCTACTTGCCCAGCTTGGATTATATTCAGTTTCGTTTCCTTCGTATTCATACTTTATAACAATATCATTTGATTTCATACAATATAATCTTTGATTATCAATAATAAATTCCCATTCACCGTAAGGCGTATAACCTATAAGGTCTCCAGGATTAATTCCTAGCGCTTCTAATGAGCTATTACCTATTTTAAGTATACCAATAAGTTTTTGCTCTTTATCTAGCGTTAAACTATTATTATCTTTTATAGGCATTACAAAACACCTATCACCAAAAGATTTCCATTTTTGATCTTTTTTATATAAATATAATTGGTCAATTTGACAAAAATATAAATTATCTTTAAAGAAAGATCTACTTTTTTTGAGTTTACCTCTTATGTCGTAAAAAGTTCTAAACACATTATGATGTATAACAACTATATCACCTTTTTCAATTTCTGTATTAAATGCTAAAGGTGGTTTTACAACTCTTGCTAGTTTACTAACAGACTTAAAAGAATTAAGATCTGTATTTAAAACTAAAGACTTTCCGTCTATTTTTAT